GGTCGCTGGCGTCATCCGCGACGTGGACGCAGTCGGCGTGTGGGTCGAGTTCTGATCGGACAACCCAGAGGACCTCTCTCCAATGATCATCAATCGCGCCAACCTCCAGGTGCTCTTCACCGCCTTCAACGTCGCCTTCAACCAGGCGTTCGAGGCCGCGCCGACGCTCTACAACATGCTGGCGATGACCGTGCCGTCGAGCACGACGCAGAATCAGTATGCGTGGCTCGGGCGCACGACGCGATTCCGCGAGTGGCTGGGCGATCGCCAGGTGCAGAACCTGTCGAGCTACGATTTCGCGATCAAGAACAAGACTTTCGAAAACACGGTCGGTGTCGAGCGCGAGGTGATCGAGGACGATCAGTTCGGCCTCTACACACCGATGCTGGCGCAACTGGGCCAGGACGCGAAGCAGCACCCGGACGAGCTCGTGTTTGAGCTGCTGCGCAACGGCCACACCCGGACCTGTTACGACGGCCAGTTCTTCTTCGACACCGACCATCCGGTGGTGAACGCCTCCGGTGGCACCGACTCGGTCGCGAACGACCTCGGCGGTGCGGGCACGACTTGGTACCTGCTGGACAACTCGCGGATGATCAAGCCGTTCATCTTCCAGACCCGGCGCGACTACGCCTTCCAGGCGATGGACAAGCTCGAAGACGAAGCGGTGTTCTCACGCAAGGAGTTCCGCTACGGCGTCGACGCACGCGTGAACGCGGGCTACGGCCTGTGGCAGATGGCGGTGCGATCGCGCCAGACGCTCGATGAGACGCAGCTGCAGGCCGCGATCGCGGCGATGGAGAACTTCAAGGGCGACAACGGCCAGCCGCTGAACCTGAGCCCGACGCACCTCATCGTGCCGCCGGCGCTGAAGTACACGGCCAAGAAGCTGGTCGAGGCGGCCAACAACGCGGCCGGCGCCACCAACGTGATGGCTGGCGACCTGAAGGTGCTGAGCACGCAGCGCGCTGCGTGAGCTGACGGATGCAGGCCCACCTGGCGGGCCACGCAAGGCGCCGGCCGGCGTGAGTCGGCCGGCGTCGACCCAAGGAGCTACCTATGTCGCAGATCTCAGTCGTCTCGAAGCCCGCCCGGTTCCGCCGTGCCGGGCTCGACTTCACGCGCGAGCCGCGCGTGCTCGATGTGGCGGCGCTGTCGCCCGAGCAGCTGGCGGCGCTCGAGCGCGAGACCATGCTGGTCGTCACCCATGTAGCGTCGGGTCAGCTGGGCAACGACGCCGGCGGCCAGGGCCTGACCGACGCCGGGGCGCCGCAGGTGGCCGCCGCCGAGCCGGTGGCGCAGGCGAGGCCCGACAAGAAACCGCGCAAGTAACCGACGCGCCAGCGCGCGGCACGCCTACACCACGGAGCGTCGATGTCCTACGTCACGCCAAGCCATCTCGCCGAAGTGCCGGGCGCGCGCGAGCTTGCTGAGGTCGCGAGCACCGAGCACGAGGCGATCGTCGCTGCCGAGCTGATGGACCTGACGCTGCGCGGGCTCGCGCGGACGGCCTGGTCGGCGGCGCAGGTCGCGGCGGCCGATGAGGCGCTGGCGCGGATCAACCAGGTCATCGCCGAGACCGACGAGTTCGTCGACGGCTACCTCGCGCGGCGCTACGTGCTGCCGCTCGCGTCGGTGCCGAAGATCCTGCTCGGCTGGGCGCGCGCGATCGTGCGCTATCGGCTGCACAAGAACCTGCGCGACGACGACCGCTCGAACCCGGTGCTGCGCGACTACCGCGACGCGGTGCGGTTCCTCGAGGCCGTCTCGCGCGGCGAGTTCTCGCTCGGGATCAACGATCCGGGCGCTGCGGAGGTCGGCAGCGGCGTGCAGTTCGGCGAGGCGAACAAGGTCTTCGGTCGTGACGAGCTTGGCGCGTTTCGGTGAGCCTCGGGCCGTTCTCGATCCTGCCCGTGATCGAGCGGCTGCAGCAGCTGCAGCCGATGCTGCGCAAGGTCGAGGGCGCGGCCGAGCTGGCGGATGTCGTGGCGCGCGGCGGTGGCGTGACGCCCGCGGCCTTCGTTCTGCTGGCCAGCGAGCGCGCCGCGCCGAAGCTCGGCGCCTCGGGCCGAGTCCTGCAGAACGTCGAAGCGACGTTCGCGGTGGCCATCCAGACGCAGAACTTCCGGGTCGGCGATCTGGCGCGGAACCTCGAGTCGCTCGAACCGATCCTCGCCGCGGTGCGCGACGCCCTGGTCGGCTGGCGCCCGGACACGTTGCACACCGGCTGCGAGCTCGGCGACTCGCGCCTCGTGCGCTACGACGCGGGGCTGATCACCTGGACGCAGCTCTTCCGATGCAGCTACCGGGCCCAGAAGGCCCTATGAGGACGCCATGACGAAGCCGGTGACGATCAAGGACCACGACCAGCTCGAGCGCGAGGGACTGATCGCGTACGACCCGCAGCGCGAGCTGTGGGTACCGCGCATCGGCGGGTCCTTCGTGCGCGATCTCAAGACCGGGCGGCTCTCGCTGACCGAGGCGCCCAGTGCGCCTGCGCGCAAGCCCGGCGCGCCGGAACCGGCGCCGGCACCGGTCGACGCCGCCCCCGCTGCTGCAGCGACCACCGAACCCAAGCCGCCGAAGGCGCGCTGACCCGAGGAGTAGCGCATGTTCGTCCAGATCGACTCCCGCCAGATCTTGGCCAAGGTCGAGACCGTTGAAGGCACGGACTCGACGCCGGCCGGCACGACCGACGCCGTCCAGTCCTTCGATGGCTCGATCGAGATCGACTACCAGGTCCTCGAGCGCAACATCGATCGCGCCTTCTTCGGCGCCAAGCCACGCCGCCTGATCGGCCGGCGCGCCCGGCTGCGCTACACGATCGAGCTGGTCGGCGCCTCGACCGTGGGCACCGCGGCGCCGATCGGTCCGATCCTGCGTGCGTCCGGTCGCGCCGAGGCCCTCACCCCCACGACTCGCGCGGCCTACAACCCGATCACGACCGGCGCACCGTCGCTGACGCACTACTTCTTTTTCGCCGGCCTGCGGTTCAGGGTCGTCAACTCCCGCTGCACGGTGCGCTACCTGTACGAGATCGACCAGCGCCCGCGCGCCGAAGTCGAGGTGCTCGGCGTGGTCACGGCAGCGATCGACGAAGCCGCGATCCCGGCCGTCACGCTGACGGCCTGGCGCGAGCCGCCGCCGATCGATGCGGCCTCCTGGAACGTGACGGTCAACGGCGTGACGGTCGAGTGCTTCGCGGTGCGTGCGTCGGAGAACAACGACCTCCGCGTGCGCCATCACTCCGAGGCGCGGCGCGTGATCATCGGTGGGCGCTCGATCGAGGGTGAGCTGGTCATGGACCCGCAGGCGCTCGCCACCCTGAACCCGTTCGTGCTCGCCGAGACCCCTACGCTGGTACCGATCATCTCCGCGGTCAACGGTGGCGCTTCGCTGATAGTGCGCCATACGTGGGGCCAGGCCCAGCTTCTCGCGCCACGGCTCATCGAGGTGGAGCGCGGCGCCGCCTGGTCGCTGCCCTTCGTGGCCGGCCCGACCGCCGCTGGAAACAACGACGACCTGATCGAGTTCGAGTAACCGCGGCACGCCGCAAAGGAGCACACCATGACGCAGATCCGTAAGGTCCGATCCTTCCCGCGCTCGATCGAGTACTTCGAGCCCCACCCGGAACAGGCCAACGAGTACATCGCCGGCCGCATCGAGGCGCGCTTCAGGTCCATCGGCGACGCCGAGCTGGGAGCGCTGCAGTCCGAAGGGCTGGCGAACCGCATCCTGCTCGATCGCGTGCTGGAGTCAGCGGTGACCGACGTCCCGGACGTCGCAAACCCGACGCCGGAGCAGATGCTCGAGGAGGTCAAGGACTCGCTGCCGAAGAGCAACGCGGCCGTGCGCGACTTCTTCGCGGCGCTGAATCACACTGTGACGGAAAAAAACTCGAAGCCGTCGCGCTCGCGATAGCCACGCGACGGCCGCAACAGGCACGTGAGAGCGCACGCGCCGAGCTGAAGCAGCTCGGCGTCGTCGACGAGGACATCGAGCGGGAGCTACTGCGCCGGTACGGCCGCGAGGACGACGTGATCGAGGTGCTGGCATGCAACTGGTCTGCGGTGCGCGTCTATCTGCGTTGCCAGCCGACCATCCTGCCCGGCGAGCGGCCGACGTTCCTCGGCGTTGCCGCCCGCGAGATCGAGAGCGTCTGCCGCGCGCTCAGAGTGCGTTTCCGCGGCGTGCTGCTGCGCCGCGTGCAGCGCCTGGCGCAGCTCGTCTGGCAGTACCAACGACAGGCATAGGAGCCGATCATGAGCTACCTCACTAACGCCTCGAAGACGCAGGCGCTCGACGCGATCACGTCGACTCACCTGTCGTTGCATACCGACTTCCCTGGCGACAGCGGCGCGAGCGAGGTCAGCGGCGGCAGCCCGGCCTATGCCCGAAAGGCCTACACCAAGGCCGCTGCAGCCGGCACGCCGCCGGAGAGCAACTCGAACGGCCTCTCGGTGGTGTTCGACGTGCCAGCGGGCACGGCGGTCAAGTGGATCGGCGGCTGGACCGCGCTCACCGGGGGCACGTTCAAGCACGCTTCACCTGCCGGCGGTTCGAAGAAAGCGATCGCGACGATCCAAGCGGCGGATGACACGTTCCGCTCCGATGCGCACCCGTTCGTCAATGGCGATCGCGTCGTGGGATTGCCAGTTCTCGGCGAGGCGCTACCGGGCGGACTCACGCAGGGTGCCGACTACTTCGTGGTCGGCGCAACAGCCGACACCTTCCAACTCTCGCTCACACCCGGCGGCGCGGCCATTAACTTCAGCTCCGATGCTGAGGTAGCGTTCTACGACATGGTGGTCGCGACCGACGTCCAGCAGTTCAAGGTCGAAGTGCCGCAGAGCGTGCTGAGCTTGAACGGCTGAGCCGGCCATGATCGCGTCACTGGATCAGTACATCGAGGCGGTCAAGCAGCCCTGCTCTTTGACCAAGACAGGCAGTCGCACGACGGTCGCGCAGGGCTGGTTCAGTGCCTTCGACCTCGCTGGGAATCCGGGCGGCGGAACGCTGGCGGCCGGGAACACGGCGAACGGCATTCTACCGGTGGATACGAACGCCGGTTACCCTACGATCAACACGTTCGCCGGCGGCGCGCTCGGATACATCGGCAAGGTCGAGTTTGGCTCGACTGTCGCGTGCCGAATCGCTTTGTTCGATCGGTTGTTCGTTGCCGGCGCCTACGCCTTTAACGCAGTTACGGCGCTGACGGCCCAGCCGAGTTTTTCCGGCCGCGTGCCGGACACCGACTACAAGGGTTTGGAGCTCTGGGTCGAGCAGGTGACCGCGGCGACGGGGAACCAGGCCGTCAACGTCACCTACACAAACGACTCGGGCGCCACCGGTCGCACGACAGGCGCTGTCGGCATTGGCGCGGCGCCGACAGTTGGCCGCTGCTGGCAGTTGCCTTTGCAGACGGGCGACAAGGGCGTGCAACAGGTAACGCAGGTCGCCGGCTCGGTGGCGACTGCAGGCACGTTCAACGTGATGGTGCTGCGGCGGCTGTGGAGCGGACGCGTGTTATCCGCTGGCTATGGGGATATTCACGATCTGCTAAAGACCGGCATGCGGAGAATCTTCGATTCCACCGCGCTCTACTGCCTGGTTGCGCCGGACAGCACGGCGTTGGGCGTGCCGGACCTCAGCATTGAAGTCGTGAGCGGGTGATCGTGATCGTCGACGAGCTCTCCGAGCGCGACTTTCCGGTCGGCCAGGTCAATTTCACTGTGACGAACGCGCAGTTGGCGGCTGCCGGTGTCACGGCTGCTGCTACACAGATGCGCTGCACGCTGAGCAACGTCGGCTGGCCCGCCGGTCCCGTCGTGCGGGTGCGTATCCTGAACGCGCTCGGCAATGGCGGAATCACTGAGTTGACCGCGGGCGGCACGAAAGGGCCGCCGCAGATCATCGTAGGTGACACGGACGCGCAGAACCGGCCTGTCCCAGTGCTGGACCTAGCGCCGTACTCGGTCCGCGTCGAGGTGCTGCAAGCGGCGCGTGCGGCCATCGTGATCGAGGCGGTGCCGTGAGCGCGAGCATCGTCGGTTCGACGACCGCGACGGCGGCGTCAGCCAGTGCGGTCTCGGTGGTCCGCAACGGCGTAACGGTCGGCAACTCGCTGTTGTTGTCGCTGTCGAGTTGGGACGCCGCATCGCCGGCGGCGAACAGCACGCCGATCGAGAGCTGGACCCTTGACGTGCTCGCGAACGACGCCGGCGGCGATCGAGCGAGCGTGCATCGCGCTCACTCGGTGAGCGGTGGCAACTACACCGTCACCGCGACGGGGACGACGGGTGACTACTTCGGAGCGACGCTCACCGAGGTGGTTGACCTCATTAATGCGGCCCCGCTCCTAGTGACTTCCGCGACCGGCAACAGCGACACGCCGGTGAGCGGCACCACGGCGTCGACCGCGCCAGTGAGCGAGGCGTTCGCAATCGCCTGCGTCGCGATCGGCGGCCAGACCAGCGCGCACAACGCGCTCGGGATCACGACGGACACCGCGAACGGCTGGGTGAATCAGGGCCGCGTACAGACCGCGTTCGACATCATCGGGCACTCTGCAGATACGCGCATCATCACGGTCAGCGGAACTCAGTCGCACCCGTGGGGGACGATAAGTCACGCGCTGGAATGGGTGGGCGTGATCGCGGTCTATGCGGCCAAGACTACTGCGCTTGGAAGCGATGGCTTGCGCGAGGATCTGCACCGCGCGCAACCGGCTGGGAGAGCAAATCGCTCGCATTTGCTGCGCTGGTCGACGATCGACGCGCGCACGCTGATCGCGGAGGTGTTGTTCTGGGGCGCGGTTGCCGGCGGGGCCGTGCAGCGCGTTTCGGTGGCAGTGGTGCGTCCGCTCGCGCAAGCGCTCCGCGGGCTTGTCGCGACTCGAGCCGGTCTGTTGTCGGCGCGCGCGTCGGTGGCCGTGTCGCGTGCGCTGCGTAGCTCGCGCGTCGGTGTAGCAATTGCGCGTGGGACCGCCAGCGTGTCGCGGGGCCTGCGCGCGAGCCGGATCGCAGCTGCTGCTGAGCGACCGGTGCTCTCGGCGCAGCGCGCAAAGGTGGTGTCGCGCTCCGCTGCTCTCATTGCTCGCACGCTCGGGGCGGTGCAGTCCTACGTCGTCACGATGCTCACGTTCTCGCGCAGTGCGGTCGCACTCGCGCGGGCACGGACTGCGGCCTCGCGAATGGTCGTAGCGGCGCGTGCGGCTGTGGCACTCACGCGCACGCTGATCGTGCATGTGCGTCGCCTCGTAGCCGCTCGGGCGGCCGTTCTTGCCGTGCGCACACAAGCGATGGGGCTGCGGATCCTGCGTGCAGTGCGAGCGGCGGCCGCACAATCGAGAGCCTCCGCGGCAAGCGGGCGCAGCCTGCGCTCCGCGCGAGTCGCACGATCCGACGCGCGCGCGGTCACTGGCGCTCGATCGGGATCGGTGTTCGCGCGCAGGGCACACGCTGGTGCCCGCGCGTTGGTCCGCGCGGCTGCGGCAATCGTCGCCGGCGCACCGCTCGGCCGGCGCGGCGTCGCGCGCCTGGGCGCGGTGACGGCATTCGCGGCGCTGGCGCCCGCGATGTGGCGGGCACGTCCGGCGGTGCGCTGCATCGCGGCGCCCGCGGCTCGGTTCGCAGCCCAGGAGATCGTGCAGTGGGTGCCTCGATGACGAATCCGCTGTTCCCGGGGTACGGGTGGACGCAGCTCTTCGAGGTGACGGGCCTCGGTGCCGGCGAGAGCCTGGCGGGCGCCACGATCTCCGCCGCGATCGTCGACGATCTCGGGCAGACCCAGCTCGTCGCGCCGGTCGCCCAGGCCGACACCGCGCCCGCCAACTACGCCACCAACCTGGTGGCGATCCGCTTCGCGGCCGCGGACATCGTGCCGATCGCGGGGCGCGAAGGGCAGAGCGTCCAGGTGCGTGCGAAGGTCACGCGCGGTGGAGTGACGCATCTGTACGTGGTGGGCCGCTTCCCGGTCGAGAAGGCCGTTGTGGCATGAGCCGCCGCGAGCACTGGCTGGCGCCGCCGTGCCCGAGCCACAAAGTCGTGTTCCGGACCCGCGCGCAGGCGCTGGGTGCGCTGGCGCGCTGCCGGCGACGCGCACGGGTCGACGCCCTGCGCTGCGAGCGCGCCGTCTACAAGTGCCCGCGCTGCAAATACTGGCACCTCACGAGCCAGCACGGCGATGTGCGTGGCCGGGCTCGGCCGAGCGGACGATTCAGCGGGGCTAGTCCCGCCACTGCTCGCCGCTGACGCAGGATCGTGAGATGACCGACACCGTGCTGGTGCTCCGACTCCGCGGCGACGCGAGCCAGCTTGTCGGCGAGATCCGCAACGCGGCTGGGCAGGCGCGCACATTCTCGACGCAGGCCGCGGACTCCGGGCAAGCCGCCGCGCGCGGGTTCGACCAGGCGCGCGAGAGCGCTGGGCGTATGCGCGAGGGGATCAACGAAGCAACCACTGCGGTGCGCAACCTCGTCGCCGGCGTCGGGATCGCGCGCCTGGCGCGTGGGTTCCTCGAGCTGGGCGACGCGACCGCGAACATGCGTGCACGGATCGCGCTGACCACCGACAGCCTCGCTGAGCAGTCCGAAGTGCAGCGCCAGCTCTTCGGCATCTCGCAGCGCACCAGCTCGGCGCTGCAGAACAACGTGGAGCTGTACTCACGCCTGGCGCTCGCGCTGCGCGACCAGAACGTGCCGCAGCGCGAGATGCTGGCACTGACCGAAACCATCAACCAGACTTTCGCGCTGTCGGGCGCCACGACCGCCGAGCAGGCGAGCGCGACGTTGCAGCTGTCCCAGGCTTTCGCCGCAGGAGCGCTGCGGGGCGAAGAATTCAACGCGGTGAACGAGGCCGCGCCGCGCCTAATGCAGGCGGTGGCAGCGCAGCTCGGCGTGTCTCGTGGCGAGCTTAAGAAACTCGCAGAAGAGGGCGCCATCACGGCGGACGTGCTGCGGGCCGCGCTCTCCGGTGACCAGGCCGATCAGATCGCGTCCGAGTTCTCAAAGCTGCCGGTCACCGCCGAGCGAGCGTTCGAGCAGGTCAGGAACTCGGTCGCCGTTCTGCTCGGCGACTCGGCGGCAGGCGTTGGCCAGACCCTATCGGAGGTGCTGCAGTTCACCGCCGACTTGATCGCCAATGCGAAGGGCTACATCGCGCGGGCGATCGGTGAAATCCACGCGTTCTGGGAAGGCATGAAGGGCGGTGCGCTCGCGATCTTCATCGAGCTGGACCTCGAGATCCAGCGCATCCTCGACCAGATCGTGGCGGGCTTCGGTGGGCAGCTGCGCGAGCTCGGCACGCTGCTCGCTGCACTGCCGAGCGAAACCGTGAGCCAACTCGGGCTCGACCTGCAGGACGCCGGCGCTGCCATGCAGGTGACCAGCGACCGCACGCGCGAGCTCGAGGGGTACCTCGCCGCCACCCGCGCAGAGACCGAGGCCAACGTCGCAGCGATCCGTGAGAACGCCTCCGGGCTCGAGGCGTGGTATCGGGAGCAGGTTGCTGTGGGTGGCCAGATTCGCGCCACCACCACAGCCGTTGCGGCGGGCACCGGTGCCACGAAGGACGACAACGCCGCCAAGAAGGAGGCAACACGGCTCGCGAAAGACTGGGCGGCGGCGGACCGCGAGCTGGAGCGACAGCGCAATGCACTGCTGGATCAGTGGGCGGAGGAGGCTATCGCGCGCCGCGAATTGCGGACGCTGATCCGGGATATCGACCAGGAGCTTGATAACGAGCAGCGGCTCGCGAGCTTGAGCGGCAAGGCGCACGAAGAGGCCGAGAACGCGATTCGCGCCGAGGCCATCGCGCGCGAGATCAACAACGCGAGCATCGAGGCCGGCAGAGTGCTGACCGTCGAGGAGATCGAGTTCATCCGCAGCAGCACGGAAGCGCGGCTCAACGCGATCGACGCGGTGCGCGCTCAGACCGAGGCCAACGACGAAGCGGTGCGCGAGAATGAGCAGACCTGGCGTTCGTTCTACGAGAACCTCGCCGACGTGGGCGCCGCCTTCATCACACGACAGATCGACTCGGTAAGTGATTTGGCGGCCGAGGTGCGGGCCATCTTTCAGCGCCTCGCCTTCGACCTGGTGCGACAGCGCATCGTGGTCCCGATCCTCGCCCAGATTGTCGGCGGCGGCTCCGGCGGGCTAGGCGCGGCGAGCGGGCTCGCGGGCGCGGCGCGCGGAGCGAGCGGGCTCGGCAACCTCGGCGCCTTGCTGCCTGGCCTCGGCGGCTTCTCCGCGGGTGCTGGGGTGTTCAGCGCCGCGGCAGGCGCGACCGGGTCGATCTTCGGCGGACTCAGTGCCGCGACTTCCTTCGGGTTCTCCTCGCTTGCCGCCGGCAACATCGGAGTCGGGCTTGGTGCGCTCGCGGGGCCGATCGGCATCGCGCTCGCCGCGATCGGCGCGCTTCGCGCGCTGTTCGCGAGCGACAAGCCGCCGGACATTCGACTGGGCGGCAGCGGGGCGCGCGTGCGCAGCCAGGAAGGCACGATCGCTGGCTCGCCCTTCGGCGACATCCGCGCCGGCTCCCGTGGCATCTCGTACCAGCAGTTCGGCGCCGAGATCGTGCGGTTCGACCAGGGCATCGCCGACCTCGTAGCGTCCTTGAACGGAGGGCAACAGCAGCTCGATGCGATCCGCGATCGGCTGCGCACCTGGTCGGTGGATCTGCGCGGAAGTGCAGCGACGGTGGAGAACGTGCTCGGCAGCCGGTTCGAAGCGATCTTGAGCACGTTTCCACAGGACATTCAGCAACTGGTGCGCGGCGCCGGGGATTTCCAGGCGCAGGTGCAGCGGCTGGGAGAGGTGCTGCGCGGGCAGGCGGAGCTTGCGTCGTTGATCCAGGGCCTCGAACTCGAGGACCAGCTTGCGACAATGAGCGAGATCGAGCGCCAGCAGTTCCTCATCAACAAGCAATTCGACGAGTATGTCGCGCAAGCGATCGCCGTTGGCGCGACGCAGGAACAACTAGCTCGGCTGGAAGAGCTGCGGCAGGTTCGGTTGGATCGCCTTGCGCAATCGACGCGGCGAGTTGCCGAAGCCGAGGATGAGCTGATCGACCTGCGCATTGGTCAGGCCGGCCGCGATCCATCCGGCCTTGTTGGCGAGGGCCCTTTGCAGCCGTGGGACGCGGCGACGCGCCAGCCGATCCCCGTGGGTCAGTTCGATCCAGGCACGCCGCCGGGGGACGGATATGCCTGGGTGCCTGGCTTGGGCTGGGTCGCGCCTCCGAACTACGCAGCCAACGACCCCACCGGTGGGTTCGACATCAATGGCGCGATCCGCGGACTGCGCGATTGGCTCGGGGCACAGCGTCTCGGGCCGAACTCGTCGCTCACCGCCCGCGCGCGATTCGATGAGGCGAACCGGCAGTTCCGCGAGCTGCTCCTGAATGCGCAGCGCGACCCGTCTCAAATTGCGAATCTGAGCAACGCCGCTCAGCAGGCGCTCGACCTGGCGCGGCCTGTACTCGGTGACTCTCAGGAGTTCGTGGACTTCGAGCGTGGTGTGCGTGAGTCGCTCGAACCGCTCGCGAGACTCGCCGATACGAACGCACAGCAGGCACAGGTGCTGCTGTCACTGTCCGAGTCGATCCGGCGGCTCAATGAACTGCTGGCGGAGATCGCGCGGCGCGACGCTGCGGACAACCCGAAAGTCGCTGCGCTGGTCAGCCAGATCGAGCGCTCGAACGATCGCCTGATCGCAGAGAAAAAGCGCTATCTCGACGCGCAGGCCAGACGCGCATGACCGCAACTGGCCCGAACCACTACGTTGTCGTCGGCGATTCGGACTCGTGGGATCTGGCGCGTCGCGCGACGGGTATCGCGGTTGGGCGCACGCTGCGGGATGCGAGCGGTGCTCTGCTGACCGGCGGCGCGGCGGGGTGCATCCTCGGCCGCCTGAGCCGGATGCCGGCGCTCGGGGTCGCGTACTACGCCGAGTTCGAGGCGCTGGCGGTTGGGTTCTGGTACGCGGGGCTGACGAGCGCGGCGCCGGTGTCCTACACGGCCTCGGCCGTGCCAGCCAGGTCGCTCGTTAGCGCGGACGGGGGCGTCATCTTTAACGGTGGCGCCAGTGTGCAGACGAGCCTGCCGCTCATCGTGAACGGCGACCGCATCGGCGTGCGTCTACGCAACGATGCGGGCGCGTGGAAGGTGCAGTTCTACCGCAATGGCTCGTCCTACGGCACAGAGATTACGCTCGCGACATCGCACGCCACCGAGATGCTCGGCGGCGGCGGCGCGTGGCTCTTCTTCGGGACGTCGGTCGTTACCACTGCTGCAGTGCTGATGCACACCGACGCCGCCGACCTGCTCTTCCTGCCGCCGGGCTCGCAACCGTGGGGCGCGGCGGCTCGGGTCGCCGACGCGGGCGGTTACTCGCCCGCGCTGTCCGCGTTTACCGATGCAACGGTCGGCGCAGGCAGCACCATCCTATCCGGCGGCCGTGTCGTCAGCCAGAGCGACGACTTCGACATGGCGCACACGCACGGGCAGCGGCCGGCATTCGGCTTCGAGTATGTTGAGTTTGCTCCGGAGCTCCTTGGGGGCTCTGGGTCGTTATGCGGTCTCTGTCGGCCAGGCGCGAACCTCTCTGGGACGTTCGTCGGTGGGGACGCGATTAGCTGGGGATACAGCTCCACGACCGGGCAGCGGTGGAACGGTGGTGTCGGCGTATCGGCTGGGTACGCGACCTGGATCGCGGGTGATCGACCCGGCTATATACGCAACCTCACCAGCGGCGCGGTATGGCTCACGCTCAACGGGATGCCGCAAGGCGGTGGCAGTCCCGAGGCTGGTACTCTGCCTGCGTGGGCGGGCTTGACGGGCGACCTGCGCCCAGCGGTATCGCCACGCGCTGGCGGCCGCATGCGCGTGCTTACGAGCGGCTGCGAGCAGCTTTACCGGCCGAGTTACTGCGAAGCTCGCGACAGCGACCTGCTGCCCGAGCTGCACTTCCGCGGCTCGCTCGGCAAGGACTCCTACGTCGAACGCGGCATCTGGTACGACGTGCCCTGGGGACGCCGCGGCACGCGTGGTGGAGCGGTCGGGGCCGTGGAAATCCTGAATCAGAGCGGTCGCTACAACCTGCTGCCCGTCTGGGGTCTCCGCGACCAGACCTGCGTGGTCTATCGGATGTGGCGAGACGGGCTCGCGCGTCTGCACAGCGGCCTGTGCGATCGGTTCGTCGGAGAGCGCGGTCGCACGCTGCGGATGCAGGTGCGCGGCAACGATGCGGCGCTCGACAAGCGCGCGCCGGCGCGCGTTGTCGCGTGGGGAGTCGTGCCGTTCGCGCCGCCGCGCATTGCCGCAGGCACCGCCGCCGCTGGTCCGCAATACGACGTCGGCCCGAGCGCGCTGATCGAGTTTTCTTGGCTGAGCGGCGGGGTCACGCTCTCGCCGCCACCGACCGACAACACGTGGGCGCGGGCGAACATGGACAAAGCGTTCGGCGCGCGGCGCAGCGTCCAGGTGACACAGCGTCAGTGTGCCGGCGACCTCCACTGCTTTCGAGAGGTGGGACAGGTAGCGTTGGTAAACGGCGACCTCGGCGCCTGGGCGGGGGACAATCCAACCGGATGGGCGGTGCAGGAGAACGGCACCACGTCGCTGGTGACGCAGGTTGGCGGCGGCGCGCGGCTACTGCGGCAGGTTGGTGCGCCGGAGTGCTCGATCGAGCAGACGCCGGCGAGCTGGACCGGCCCCGCGTGCTTCATCGGAGTGCGCGTGTCCTCGTACACCTCGGGCTTCCTCACCGTGCGCGTCAACGGACTGGACACCCGTCTCGACGTATTCGAGGCCGGCTACTACACGGTCGGCGCCTACGCAGCAGCAGGCGCGATCCGCATCCTCCAGAGCGAGGGCGGAGACTGCGTCGTCGACTCGGTGACTGCGATTGCGGTCAACAGCACCGCGACATGGCAGGGGTGCTTCGACTATGTGTTCCGGGACCTGGCAGGGCTGCCTGCCGGCGCCTTCGGAACGCGCATGAGCGGCGTGACTTTTCGGACGCTGCCGATGTACTGGTCCGACGCGCAGCCCATCGTGCGAGAGGCGCTGGAGAGTCAGCTGATCGGGCACTCGATGGACTACGTCACCGACCGGCTCGGCGTGCTGCAGGTCGTCGGGTTCGAGCGGCCAGAGGACAACGCGCCAGGCAGCGCGCGGCATGCGGGTCACCTCGTGCGTGGCGACTTGCTGAGCCGCATCGACAGCGAGCTGGACATGGCGCCTGCCCTGAGCGACCGGTACGAGTACCAGCAGAACTTCTCAGTGCATCAGGAGAGCGAGCTGCTGTCGACGACGCCGACGACGAGGCGCGAGCGAATCACCGTTGCGGCGCGGATCAACCGGATGACGACAAGCGTATCCGTGCCTGACTTCCATCCTGCCTATGTTGCGGGTGCAAACGGTCCGCCGGTGCCGCGCTACACCGGCGACAATGTCGACGCGAGCGCCGACTACGAGGCACAGCGAGTGCGGCTGGCGTACTCGCGGCTGCGGCACCACGGCGGCGTGCGAGTCCGCCCAGAGGTCGTCCGGCACATGACGCCGGGTCAATTCGTGCGGATTACGAGCAGCATCGAGCCTGGCTTTGAGGCAGGGACCGACGTTGCGCTCGTCTCGTGGCGACAGCGCCTCGTCGGTGAGGTTGCATCAGTCATCAGCATCTGGGGCTACTGATGGGCGCAGCACTCTCGTGGATCAACAACTGCTTGGCCGACCTCGATGGCGTGGTCGATCTGCTCTCCGCAGAGTGCAGCGTGGTGTCCATCGAACCAGCGTACCCGGCGGCGAATGTCTTGGATCCGGACGCGTCGCTGGTCTGCCGCATCAACTACACGCGGAATGGGGCCGCGAGCGGCTTTGTCGGTTTGCGTTGCATGTGGACGAACGACGCTGCTGGGCATCGGGCTTGCCGGGTAGTTGCGTCTCCAGGCATCAGGGTGCCAGCGCATGCGACGGACATCCAGATGAACGTGTGGGCGTTTCCTGTGCCCTCGCAGGTTGGTGCGCACGTGGTCACGCAGGCGCAGCGCGTGCCGCGCCCCGAGGAGTCTGATAGGTTCGACTTGTTCGGCGTCTACTCGGCCGACCTGCAGGCCGGGTTCTTTGACCTTCTGGTCGACCTGCCGCCCAGTGTTTCTGGCTCGGTGGATATCGCCTACATGCACTGCGGGCCGGCGCTTGTGTTTCCGGATGGTGTCGGCGAGGTATGGGCCGATGAGGTGATCGATCCTTCGCCGGTCGAGATCGGTCCCAGCGGAGCGATGGCCGCAGCTGAGCTGCCTGTGCGCTCGGCGATCGAGATCCCGTTCGATCGCGAAGACTATGCGCGGTGCTTCGGTGTGGCCGGCAATCCTGCTGCGCCGTCGGTGCGCGCGCTGCGGCGTCAGGCTGGCCTCCACACGCCGATCGTCGCAATCATGCGAGACGCTACGGCCTTCGAGCTACAGGTGCATAGCGTTTTCGGGCGCATCACGCAACTTCCTCGACTCGTGCACGACGGCGGGAATCTGATCTCGACCAGCATGAGGGTGGAGCAGTTGAGAGGGTGAAGGAGCAGCCGGCTGCTGAGAATCGGGGAGGAGCTCATCCAGGCTCACCTGCGGCTCGCGCGCGTGGTGGTGGAGAGCGTGGCCTGAGCGGACCCTGCGGTTGTGCCTGTGACCTACACCGTCGGGGCCCGGAACGGGGGCTGGCTGGCCGTTGAACTGGTCGTTCATAGCCCCTGAATGACTGTGATCAAACTGTCTTGTCTGAGTGATCAGACCGCCCGACTGCTTACAGACGCGGACCATCCTTGGCCTGCCCGCCTCCCGCATCCCCGTAGCTGCCGTCC